GACGGAGATATCTGAGACATTGAAGGTGGTAGTAAAAGAAGTAACAGAGTGGGTAGATGCCGGAGGCTGGGCTGAAGTGAGGCGATCGATGGCGGGATCGAAGCAGGAACAACTAAAGCGGCTGTATGAAATGGTGGAACAGATAAACATCAGGATGGTGACCGGAGAGGATCAATCGTCGAAAGACATAGACCTGCTGATGAAGTATGTGAGCATGATAGGGAAGCTGGAGAGCGAAGACAACCTGTACCGAACGATAGAAATGGCTGAAGACTTTTTGAAGTGGCTTTACAAAAAAGACAGAAAGCAGGCGCAACACTACGTGACGATCTATGACAACTATATAAAGGAACTAACCTCCCGCCAGCTCCTATAAACCTACAGTATGTGTTGCTGCACATGCGACCATGAAAAACAACGTGATGAGTGTAAAGAATGAACGACTGCTGCAGTGGCAACGACTGACGCAGCAGATAACCAATGAGACGCTTACGGATGAAAACGAAACAAAGGAAGAAATTGAAAAAAGAGTAAGGCGGCTGGAGCGAGACCCCGAAGCGTGGTTCGGGTACTATTTTCCATCGTTCAGTTATGCGAAGCCGGCAAAGTTCCATAAAGAGTCGACAAGCAGGCTGCTGCAAAATGAAGAATGGATGGAAGTGCGCATGTGGAGCCGAGAGCTTGCCAAGAGTACCCGCACAATGATGGAGGTTTTATTTCTTGTGTTGGTGGGGCACAATTCACGAGGAAAGGGGACCCGACAGAAAAGGCAGATAAAGAAGAAGCGTTGTGTGCTTCTGGTGAGCAATAGTCTGGACAACGCGACGAGAGGCCTGATGCCATACAGAGCCAACCTGGAATTCAATAAACGATTGCTGCAGGATTACGGAGAACAGAAGGGCGGCATGATGTGGACAGCCGGAGAGTTTCTGACAGAGGGCGGAGTGTCGTTCAGGGCAGTGGGTGTGGGCCAAAGCCCCAGGGGAATGCGGAATGAGGAAGTAAGGCCGGATGTTTTGCTGTTTGATGATGTAGATACAGACGCTGATTGCCTGAACCCCGAACTGGTGGCGCAAAAATGGCGCTGGATAGAGGAAGCGGCAATAGGGACACGATCGGTATCGGCGGCGACTACTATTATCTTTTGCGGGAACAGGATATCGATAGATTCTTGCATACAAAGAGCAACTGAAATTGCGGACCATACTGAGGTTGTGAATATACGGGATGATGCAGGGCGATCGGTATGGGCAGAGAAGAACAGCGAAGCAGATATAGACCGGGTATTGAGCCAGAAGAGTTATGCGGCACAGCAGAAAGAGTATTTTAATAATCCGTTGAAGGAGGGTGCGGTGTTCGGGGCGATACCACATAAGGAAGTGTTGCCGATGAATGAGTATGAGCTGCTGGTTTGTTATACCGATCCTTCGTACACGACTACCGGTGACTACAAAGCGACTGTGTTGGTGGGTAAGTGGCGCAACGAGTTTCATGTGATCAAGTGCTTTGTAGCGAAGGCGACCACAATGGAGATGATAGAGTGGCACTACCTTATGATGGATGAAGTGGGTGGGGCAATGTGCTACTACCTGATGGAAGATGTATTTCTGCAGGATATGCTGATAAAGGAAGTTAATGAGGTGGGTAAGCAAAGAGGAAGGCATGTACCCGTAATGCAGGACAGAAGAAAGAAGGGGAATAAGTATATGCGGATAGAAAGTTTGCTGGAGCCGATGCTAAGGAACGGGTATCTGTACTTTAATGAAGCAGAAAGATATAACCCTCATATGAAAACGCTGGAGCAACAGTTTCTTTCATTCGGGCCGGGAAGCAGGGCGAATGATGACGGACCCGACGCGGTGGAAGGGGCAGTGTGGCAGTTGATATCGCGGACGAAAACAGCGAGTGAGCTGAAGGGAATCAGTTATGGCGCAAGGGTGAATGAAAAGAGATACTGATGACGGATGATAACTGAGAAAAAAAGGAAAAAATGAACAAATGAAAATTATGACCTTTGTGACCTACCCATAAATGAAACCGGATAATGAGAAACGTACTTCTTGCAACAATACTTATGTTGAGCACATTGGCAGGATATGGCCAGCAGAAAGATAAGGACGACCGAAAGGAAGCAACCGAGGAAAGGAAGGCGGCCAATAAGGACCGGGTGGACTATACCGTGTTCAGGCGGCAGATACTGACGCTTACAGAGTTCAGTGATGAGCGTAGGAAACTGGCTCAGCTGAAGAATGAGGGTAAGGGTATAGGAAAGATCTATGCAGTTGTGGATTCGATGAACGAGCAGCCGGACGATAAGTTTCTGAAGGGATACATTCAGCTGGTGATGGGAGACAACAGTGCGAATGTGTATGAACTGACATTTGACAGGAACCTGAAGCGGATAATACTGGTGCGACCAACAGGAGAACAACTGGAAGTGGAGAAAACAACACCGGCATCCCGCAGGCCAGCGGCGGTGAAACCACCACTTAAAGCCAAGCCTAAGAAAAAGACCGGTGAAGATGACGAAGAAGAAGAAGCCGAAGAGGAAGAAAACGAGGAAACCGAAAAGCCCGTGAGGGGGAGGAAGAAAGAAAAAGAGGACGAAGAATAACCTAAACAATAAGTAACCTACAAACCATGCCTATCATTACACCAACTGAACTGGATACGCATCTATATCCGGAAGTGACAGCCGCGCTAACGCGGGACGACAATACCATTTTAAGCAGAGCGATTATTGCCGCTGAGCAGGAAGTGAAACTATACCTAGGCAGATATGACCTGACAGCATTGTTCGGGACGGAGAGTGAAGCGCCTATGGTGGAAGATGAGTTGCTGAAACAACTTGTAAAGGATGTCGCCTGCTGGCATCTGTTGCGCCTATCTAATAACGGAACTGAGATCTCGGTATTCAGGACGGCCTATGCGGACGCGTTAAGTACACTAAAGAATATTATGAGCGGTCAGGCTGTACCTGCGGGGTGGCCATATGCAATACCATCGACAAATGCACCTCAGGACAGTAATGCAGTGAACTGGAGCAGCAACGAGCGAAGGAGCAACCATTACTAACGGTCAGACGAAAAGCCAGTCGCCGAAGTGTTTGTACAGAAACAACACGAGCGCGAATACTGTGTACAGAATGAGGGTAGTATGGCTGTGTTTCTTTTTTGCGTTTTTAGCGACCGTTTGGGCATTGGGTGTAAGCCAGTAGGTGATGCCAATGAACAGAAACAGGGTGGCAAAAGAGATGGGGAAGCGGAAGAACATAAGCGCCAGAGAGGCGAAACTGAAAAGGCCCTGAACCAATAGGACAAGTCCGTTCACTATAATATAGTTCATGGCACTGACGTAGAGGATGCCGCCAATGTATGCGGGCATTTTGGCGCTAGTCAACTTGAACATCCAACTGTAAAACTCAGTGAGTATCCTTCTCATTTATCGAGATCACTAATGAAACAATTTGTTTTGGAATTGTTAGCGGGTGGGGGTGTTGTAAAGGTAATGTATGTAAACAGCAGATGCAAGGAAATAGTAAATTAAAAATTTATGACCAGAAAAGAAGAGAGGAGTGGGTCGATCATAATCAATGAAATAAATGTGCGGTCGGTGGACAGGGGCAAGAAAGACATTGCGTGGTGGCGCGCTGCGCTGACCAGTGCGGAGTCGGTGAGCCACCCGAACAGGACCCGGCTATATGATCTGTATGAAGAAATAATGCTGGACGGGCACCTGACGGGCGTGACGAGCAAGAAGGTGAACGCGGTGCTGAATAAGGTGATCCGTTTTGAGCGGGACGGTGCCCATATACCCGAGATGGATGAGCTGATAAGGTCTGCGGGATTCAGGGAGATAGTGAAGACGATAGTGGAAACGTTGTTGTGGGGGATATCGGGGATTGAGTTTCTACCAGGGCCGGAATTGAATTTCCATAAGATACCACGAAAGCATATAAAGCCTGAGCGTGGTATTATATCGTACGAGCAGGGCGGACAGGACGGGATAGCCTATGGGGGTGTGCCCAATATCTGGGTGATGGGTGCGCCAAATGATCTGGGGTTGTTGCTGAAGTGCGCACCATATTGCCTGTACAAAAGGGGTGGCCTGGCCGACTGGGCGCAGTTCATAGAGCTATTCGGGCAGCCGGTGAGGGTGATCAAGTATGATTCTTATGATGAACAGACGCGGGTGGAGCTGAGGAAGATACTGGATGAAAGCGGTAGTTCACTGTCGATGATGATACCGAGGCAGGCTGACTTTGAAATAAAAGACGGCAAGCAGGCCAATAGTGATGGCGGATTGCAGCTATCGTTTGTGAAGGCACTGAATGAGGAAATATCTGTGACGGTGCTTGGCAATACAGAAACGACGAATAGTAGCAAGAGCGCGGGATATGCCCAAAGCAAAATTCACCAGGAGCAGCAATTTGAGATAACGAAGGCTGACATAGCCTATACGGCATCGATGCTGAACTCCGGGCCGTTTTTGAGAGTATTGCGATCTTATGGGTACGAGACGGAAGGTGGCAGGTTTGTTTTTGCCAGAGAAATGGATGTGGAACAGTTGTACAAACGAGTGGCGATAGACAAGGAGCTACATGGGATAGTGAACATACCAAAGGAATATTGGAGTGAAACCTATGGAGTGCCAGTGAAAGAATAAGGTAGCGGAAAACAAAAAACTGAAGAGAGATGAATTCGCCATTTTCGATATTATTGACAGCCATGCAGGAGCGCATAGGAGCTGTGGTGCCTGAGATCGCCTGTGTGGACCAGGACAGAGGGCAACTGAACACGAAGGGCCGGCCCGCGGTGCAATGGCCGTGTGTGCTGATAGACATGGAAACGTTTGCATATGACAATTTGGGATCGAACGTGCAAACGGTGGAGGGGACGGTATGTGTGTTGCTGGGGTTTGCGCCGAACGGGCCGACGGCCAGCGGTACTCCGGAGGAGTATAAGGAGGCGGCACTGGGGTATTATGAGCTGGAATGGAAGTTGAACAAAGCGCTGCATGGGTGGAGTGCGGGAGAGGGGTTCGGGTATCTGATGAGGACATCCGCGAAAAGCCAAAAGAGAACGGACGGGTATAGGGTGCGGGAAATACGATACAGTCTGACATTTGATGACAGAAGCACACAGTCGGGACTAACGTATGTTGCTGTGACTCCGGTAATAACGGGTGTACTGACCGCAGGTGAATAGCCTTATTTAAGAATATATAGAATCTATGACCGGGAGAGGTAGCAATGGACGCTGGTAAGGCTGACCTTGCTACCTTTGTTGCATGGCATATAAATCGTTGAGAGCGTTTGTAGAAAAGCTGGAAGAAGCAGGAGAGCTGGTGCGGATAAAGACATTTGTGGATCCGGAGCTGGAGATATCTGAGATAACGGACAGGGTGTCTAAGACACCTGACAGGAACAAGGCATTGCTGTTTGAGAACACGGGGACCCAGTTCCCGATGCTTATAAACGGGATGGGCAGCGAGAGGAGGATGTGTATAGCGCTGGGTGTGAAGGACCTGGATGAGGTGATGAACGATATAGACAGTCTGATGAAGAAGATGTCTGCGCCCAAGGCAAGTCTCCTGGATAAACTGGCCATGTTGCCTGAACTCGGCAAATTTGCGTCGTACATGCCGAAAGTGGTAGGTGGCCGGGGTGCCTGTCAGGAAGTGGTTATGGCAAAGCCTGACCTCAGTAAGATACCCGTGCTGAAGTGTTGGCCAGAGGACGGAGGTAGATTCATCACCCTGCCGGCGATACACACCAAGGACCCTAACACGGGTATGCGCAATATTGGAATGTACCGTATGCAGGTGTTTGATGAGCAAATGACGGGCATGCACTGGCATAAGCACAAAGTATCGGCGCGTCACTACAATGAATATAAGAAGTTGGGTAAGCTTATGCCGGTGGCGGTGGCATTGGGCGGAGACCCAGTGTATACGTATGCCGCAACAGCACCATTGCCGGAGAATGTGGATGAGTACATGCTGGCAGGGTTTCTGAGGAAGAAGAAGGTGGAGATGGTGCGCTGCATCACCCAGCCGGAAATAGAAGTGCCTGCAGATGCAGACTTTATTATAGAGGGATATGTGGACCCGAGTGAAGAACTGATATGGGAAGGACCGTTTGGCGATCATACAGGTTATTATTCGCTGGCAGACTGGT